GATGAGCGCTGTCACAACTGCATTACAGCCCCTGATAAGGGCATTGCCGGTGACGCCAGTTGAATGGGCTGATCAAAATTATTATCTGCCTAAAGAATCTTCATATGGTGAGGGCGAATGGAAAACGCTGCCATTCCAGATCGCCATCATGAACTGCATGGGGAATGATCAGATCCGCACTGTTAATCTGATTAAATCTGCCCGTGTTGGCTATACAAAGATGTTGCTGGGGGTGGTCGGGTATTTTATTGAGCATAAATCCCGAAACAGTCTGCTTTTTCAGCCCACGGATTCTGCCGCTGAAGATTTTATGAAGTCTCACGTGGAGGCGACGATTCGGAACGTGCCATGCCTGAAAGACCTTTCCCCATGGCTGGGGCGTAAACATCGTGACAATACTCTCACGCTGAAACGCTTTTCATCGGGCGTCGGTTTCTGGTGCCTGGGCGGCGCTGCCGCCAAAAACTACCGCGAAAAATCCGTGGACGTGGTCTGCTATGACGAACTTTCCTCGTTCGAGCCGGATGTCGAAAAAGAGGGCTCGCCAACCCTGCTGGGGGATAAGCGTATTGAGGGGGCGGTGTGGCCAAGATCCATTCGCGGCTCGACGCCTAAAATCAAAGGCACCTGCCAGATCGAAAAAGCCGCTAACGAGTCGGCGCATTTTATGCGTTTTTATGTGCCCTGCCCGCACTGTGGGGAGGAGCAGTATCTGAAATTTGGCGATGAGTCCACGCCTTTTGGGCTTAAATGGGAGAAGGACAGCCCTGAAAGTGTTTTCTACCTCTGTGAACATCATGGCTGCGTGATCCATCAGTCTGAACTGGACCAGAGCAACGGGCGGTGGATCTGTGAAAACACGGGCATGTGGACCCGTGACGGTCTGACGTTTTTCAGCGCCCGGGGTGATGAAATTCCGCCGCCGCGCTCCATCACGTTCCATATCAGGACGGCGTACAGTCCGTTCACCACCTGGGTACAGATTGTCTATGACTGGCTGGATGCACTGAAAGATCCCAACGGCCTGAAAACCTTTGTGAACACCACGCTGGGCGAGACCTGGGAAGAGGCCGTGGGCGAAAAACTCGATCACCAGGTACTGATGGATAAGGTGGTGCGTTACACGGCGGCGGTGCCTGCCCGGGTGGTTTATCTGACGGCGGGCATTGACTCGCAGCGAAACCGTTTTGAGATGTATGTCTGGGGATGGGCTCCGGGAGAGGAAGCCTTTCTGGTGGATAAAATCATCATTATGGGGCGTCCTGATGAGGAAGAGACGCTGTTACGTGTGGATGCGGCGATCAACAAAAAATACCGCCATGCGGATGGCACCGAAATGACTATTTCCCGTGTCTGCTGGGACACCGGGGGGATCGATGGTGAAATTGTTTATCAGAGATCAAAAAAACACGGTGTTTTCCGGGTGCTGCCGGTAAAAGGCGCATCTGTCTATGGCAAGCCGGTGATCACCATGCCAAAAACCCGCAATCAGCGGGGCGTGTATCTGTGTGAAGTGGGAACGGACACCGCAAAAGAAATTCTCTATGCCCGTATGAAAGCCGATCCCTCGCCTGCGGATGAAGCCACGTCGTATGCCATCCGTTTTCCTGATGATCCGGAGATTTTTTCGCAGACAGAGGCGCAGCAACTGGTGGCGGAAGAGCTGGTGGAGAAGTGAGAAAAAGGAAAGATGCGTCTGCTGTGGGATAACAAAAAGCGGCGTAACGAAGCGCTGGACTGCCTGGTGTATGCCTACGCGGCATTACGTGTGTCCGTGCAACGCTGGCAGCTTGATCTGGCTGTACTGGCAAAATCCCGGGAAGAAGAGACGACCCGGCCAACCCTGAAAGAACTGGCAGCGAAGCTGTCCGGAGGAGTGAATGGTTACAGTCGCTGAACTGCAGGCGCTGCGTCAGGCGCGCCTTGATTTATTAACCGGTAAACGGGTGGTGTCTGTCCAGAAAGATGGACGAAGAATTGAATATACGGCGGCCTCTCTGGATGATCTTAACCGGGCGATCAATGATGCGGAGTCAGTGCTGGGGACAACAAGCCGCCGCCGTCGTCCGCTGGGAGTGAGGTTATGAAACGAATGCCTGTCCTGATTGATGTGAACGGTGTTCCGCTTCGTGAGAGCCTCAGCTACAACGGGGGCGGTGCAGGATTTGGCGGGCAAATGGCTGAGTGGTTGCCACCGGCGCAGAGTGCCGATGCGGCCCTGTTGCCCGCGTTGCGTCTGGGCAATGCCCGTGCAGATGATCTGGTGCGCAATAACGGGATAGCGGCCAATGCGGTGGCACTGCATAAGGATCACATTGTCGGGCATATGTTTCTGATCAGCTACCGTCCGAACTGGCGCTGGCTGGGGATGCGGGAGACTGCAGCAAAAAGTTTTGTCGATGAGGTGGAGGCGGCCTGGTCGGAATACGCCGAAGGGATGTCTGGCGAGATCGACGTGGAAGGGAAACGCACGTTTACGGAATTTATCCGTGAAGGTGTGGGCGTTCATGCGTTTAACGGCGAAATCTTTGTGCAGCCGGTCTGGGATACGGAGAGCACGCAACTGTTTCGTACGCGTTTTAAAGCCGTGAGTCCGAAACGGGTGGACACGCCAGGACACGGTATGGGGAACCGTTTTCTGCGGGCCGGGGTGGAGGTCGATCGATATGGCCGTGCCGTTGCGTACCATATCTGTGAGGATGATTTTCCGTTCTCCGGGAGTGGACGATGGGAACGGATCCCGCGTGAACTTCCCACCGGGCGTCCGGCCATGCTGCATATTTTCGAGCCGGTGGAGGACGGGCAGACCCGTGGGGCCAACCAGTTTTACAGCGTCATGGAACGGCTGAAGATGCTGGATTCCCTGCAGGCAACACAGCTTCAGTCGGCCATTGTGAAAGCCATGTATGCAGCGACGATTGAAAGTGAACTTGATACCGAAAAGGCCTTTGAATATATCGCCGGTGCGCCGCAGGGGCAGAAGGATAATCCGCTTATTAATATTCTGGATAAGTTCTCCACCTGGTATGACACGAATAACGTGACGCTGGGCGGTGTCAAAATTCCGCACCTTTTCCCCGGTGATGATCTGAAACTGCAGACTGCGCAGGATTCAGACAATGGATTTTCGGCGCTTGAACAGGCGCTGCTGCGGTATATCGCCGCCGGTCTTGGCGTTTCCTACGAACAGTTGTCCCGGGATTACTCGAAGGTCAGTTATTCAAGTGCCCGCGCCTCCGCCAATGAGTCGTGGCGCTATTTTATGGGACGACGAAAATTTATTGCGTCCCGGCTGGCCACGCAGATGTTTTCCTGCTGGCTGGAAGAGGCACTTCTTCGGGGGATTATTCGTCCGCCACGGGCGCGTTTTGATTTTTATCAGGCGCGATCAGCCTGGTCACGGGCTGAGTGGATTGGAGCCGGAAGAATGGCCATTGACGGGCTCAAGGAAGTCCAGGAATCAGTGATGCGCATTGAGGCCGGACTGAGCACGTATGAGAAAGAGCTGGCGCTGATGGGCGAGGATTATCAGGACATTTTCCGCCAGCAGGTCAGGGAATCTGCTGAGCGACAAAAAGCCGGACTCTCACGTCCGGTGTGGATAGCGCAGGCGTATGAGCAGCAGATAGCGGAGAGTCGCAGGCCGGAAGAGGAGACAACACCACGTGAGACGTAATCTTTCACACATTATTGCCGCAGCATTCAATGAACCGCTGCTTCTGGAGCCCGCCTATGCGCGGGTTTTCTTTTGCGCGCTCGGGCGCGAGATGGGGGCATCAAGTCTTTCGGTACCACAACAGCAGGTACAGTTTGATGCTCCCGGAATGCTGGCTGAAACGGACGAGTACATGGCCGGAGGTAAACGACCGGCCCGTGTTTACCGGGTGGTGAACGGTATTGCTGTACTGCCGGTGACCGGCACGCTGGTGCACCGGCTGGGGGGTATGCGGCCATTTTCCGGAATGACAGGCTATGACGGCATTGTCGCCTGTCTTCAGCAGGCAATGGCGGATAGCCAGGTGCGGGGCGTACTGCTGGACATTGACAGTCCGGGCGGGCAGGCCGCCGGCGCGTTTGACTGCGCTGACATGATTTACCGCCTCCGTCAGCAGAAGCCGGTCTGGGCACTGTGCAATGACACGGCCTGCTCTGCAGCCATGCTGCTGGCGTCGGCCTGCTCCCGACGGCTGGTTACCCAGACATCCCGTATCGGCTCCATTGGCGTGATGATGAGCCATGTCAGCTATGCCGGTCATCTGGCGCAGGCCGGTGTTGATATCACGCTGATTTACTCAGGGGCGCACAAGGTGGATGGCAATCAGTTTGAAGCGTTGCCGGCAGAGGTTCGCCAGGACATGCAACAGCGCATTGATGCGGCGCGCCGGATGTTTGCTGAAAAAGTAGCGATGTATACCGGTCTGTCTGTTGATGCTGTCACGGGAACAGAGGCCGCCGTTTTTGAAGGTCAGTCCGGCATTGAGGCCGGGCTGGCGGATGAATTAATCAATGCGTCGGATGCCATCAGTGTGATGGCCACGGCGCTGAACAGTAATGTCAGAGGAGGCACTATGCCGCAATTAACTGCAACGGAAGCCGCCGCGCAGGAGAACCAGCGAGTGATGGGGATCCTGACATGCCAGGAAGCGAAAGGACGTGAACAGCTTGCCACGATGCTGGCAGGACAACAGGGCATGAGCGTTGAACAGGCCCGGGCGATTCTGGCCGCGGCGGCACCACAGCAGCCGGTGGCATCCGCGCAGAGTGAAGCCGATCGCATTATGGCGTGTGAAGAAGCGAAAGGTCGTGAACAACTGGCGGCAACGCTGGCGGCGATGCCGGAGATGACGGTGGAAAAAGCCCGCCCGATCCTGGCTGCTTCACCGCAGGCGGATGCCGGACCCTCACTCCGTGATCAGATCATGGCACTGGATGAGGCAAAAGGGGCTGAGGCGCAGGCTGAACAGCTGGCTGCCTGCCCGGGAATGACTGTGGAGAGCGCCCGGGCTGTGCTGGCTGCGGGATCAGGTAAGGCAGAACCGGTCTCTGCATCCACAACCGCCATGTTTGAACGCATCATGGCGAACCATTCACCGGCAGCGGTACAGGGTGGCGTGCCACAGACGTCAGCAGACGGTGATGCGGACGTGAAAATGCTCATGGCCATGCCATGAAGCCAGTGCTGACCATCAACAGGAGGTTTTTACAATATGGTGACGAAAACTATCACTGAACAGCGTGTGGAAGTACGTATTTTTGCCGGTAATGATCCGGCTCATACCGCCACAGGCAGCAGCGGGATTTCCTCGGCAACACCGGCACTGACGCCCCTGATGCTGGATGAGGCCACCGGGAAACTGGTGGTCTGGGACGGACAGAAAGCCGGTAGTGCGGTTGGCATACTGGTACTGCCGCTTGAAGGCACAGAGACGGCGCTGACCTATTACAAGTCGGGGACCTTTGCGACGGAGGCAATCCGCTGGCCTGAAAGTGTGGATGAACACAAAAAGGCCAACGCCTTTGCCGGCAGTGCCCTGAGTCACGCGGCGCTGCCGTAACACGTTATCAGGCCACCGCGGTGGCCTGACTGATTTCTGAATGAAAGGAACTGATTTATGGGATTGTTTACGACCCGCCAGTTACTCGGTTATACCGAACAAAAAGTGAAATTTCGTGCGCTGTTTCTGGAGCTGTTTTTCCGCCGTACGGTGAATTTCCATACCGAAGAGGTGATGCTGGACAAAATTACCGGAAAAACGCCGGTGGCGGCCTATGTTTCCCCGGTTGTTGAAGGAAAAGTGCTGCGTCATCGTGGTGGTGAAACCCGCGTGTTACGTCCGGGCTACGTCAAGCCGAAACACGAATTTAATTACCAGCAGGCGGTTGAGCGTCTTCCCGGTGAAGATCCGGCTCAGCTGAACGACCCGGCCTACCGTCGTCTGCGTATCATCACTGATAACCTCAAACAGGAAGAGCACGCCATTGTCCGGGTGGAAGAAATGCAGGCGGTGAATGCCGTGCTGTATGGCAAATACACGATGGAAGGAGACCAGTTCGAGAAAATTGAGGTCGATTTTGGCAGGTCGACGAAGAATAACATCACTCAGGGTAGTGGTAAGGAGTGGTCAAAACAGGATCGTGACACGTTCGATCCTACACATGATCTTGACCTCTACTGCGACCAGGCCAGCGGTCTTGTGAATATTGCCATTATGGACGGTACCGTCTGGCGTCTGCTGAATGGCTTTAAATTGTTCCGCGAAAAACTGGATACCCGTCGCGGCTCTAATTCGCAACTCGAAACAGCGGTGAAAGACCTGGGCGCGGTGGTGTCCTTCAAAGGGTATTACGGCGATCTGGCCATTGTGGTGGCCTCTTCCCGTTATCCGAAACACTGGCTGACGGTAGGGGATCCCGCCCGTGAATTTACCATGACGCAGTCCGCGCCGCTGATGGTGTTGCCGGACCCGGATGAGTTTGTGGTGGTACAGGTGAAATAATCCGTGAGCGGGGGCGAAATGCCCCCGTGTCTTTTTTCACAGGGGGATGATATGGCAACGAAAGAGCAAAATCTGAAACGGCTTGATGAACTGGCCCTGATTCTGGGGCGTGAGCCGGATATATCCGGGAGTGCCGCAGAGATAGCGCAGCGGGTGGCAGAATGGGAAGAGGAAATGCAGTCATCCGGCGATGATGTACAGGTTATGAATATGGATATCCGGGAGAGGGAAAACGCGGCTCATGATGTTCGTGAGGAAACATCCGGCGCGTTAACGCGCATCAGAGTTCTGACCTGCCTCCATCTCTGTGGCGTTGATGGTGAAACGGGGGAATCCGTTGAGCTTGCGGATGTTGGTCGGGTGATTCTGATTATGTCCTCAGATGCAAAAACACACGTTGATGGTGGAATGGCTGTTTATGCGTGATTTTCAGAATGCCTTTGATGCCGCCCTTGCCGGGGTGGACAGTACGATTGTTGAAGTGATGGGCATCAGTGCGCAGTTCACCTCCGGTGCACAGCGTGGCGGCGAAGTTCAGGGGGTTTTTGACGATCCGGAGTCGCTGGGGTTTGCCAGTAGTGGGATCCGTATTGAAGGAAGCAGCCCGTCATTATTTGTGCGGACGGATACGGTTCGTGCCGTGCGGCGTGGTGACACGTTGACCATTAATGGTGAGACGTTCTGGGTGGATCGTGTTTCTCCGGATGACGGGGGCAGTTGTTATCTCTGGCTGAACCGTGGGCAACCACCCGCAGTTAACCGGCGACGATAAACGCAGGGTGAATTATGGCGATAAAAGGGCTTGATCAGGCGATTGAAAATCTGAGCCGGGTTCGTAAAAACGCCATTCCGTCGGCTTCAGCAATGGCTATTAACCGCGTGGCTACAACGGCGATTAATCAGTCTTCATCACAGGTTGCCCGGGAGACCAGGGTGAGCCGGAAACTGGTAAAGGAACGGTCCAGACTGAAACGGGCGACGGTCAGAAATCCGAATGCCAGAATTATCGTTAACCGCGGTGATCTCCCTGCTATTAAGCTGGGGATCAGGATGCTTGGTCATCGTCCGAACAGCATACTTAAAGCCGGTCAGCATCGTTATCAGCGGGCATTCATCCAGCGATTAAATAATGGGCGCTGGCATGTTATGCAACGTTTGCCAGAAGCCCGGTATGCGAAGGGCAATGACGATAAAGGAAGGAAAAAGCGTAATCGTCTTCCCATTCAGGTGGTTAAAATTCCGATGGCGGCCCCACTGAAGCAGGCTTTTGATGAGAACGTTAACCGTATCCGGCGAGAACGTCTGCCAAAAGAACTGGGCTATGCGTTGAAACAACAACTAAGGATTGTGATAAAGCGATGAAACATACTGATATCCGTGCTGCAGTGCTGGATGCACTCGAGCAGCATGAACACGGGGCGACGCTGTTTGATGGTCGCCCCGCTGTTTTTGATGAGGCGGATTTTCCGGCAATTGCTGTTTATCTCACCGGCGCTGAATACACGGGCGAAGCGCTGGACAGCGATACCTGGCAGGCGGAGCTGCATATTGAAGTTTTCCTGCCTGCTCAGGTGCCGGATTCAGAGCTGGATTCGTGGATGGAAAGCCGGATTTATCCGGCGATGAGTGCGATCCCGGCACTGTCAGGCCTGATTACCACGATGGTTACGCAGGGCTATGAGTATCGTCGTGATGACGATATGGCGTTATGGAGTTCTGCTGATTTGACTTATTCCATTACATACGAGATGTGAGGACGATATGCCAACACCAAATCCCCTTGAGCCGGTAAAAGGTGCCGGTACCACCCTGTGGGTTTATAACGGTCAGGGTGATGCCTATGCAAACCCGTTGTCAGACGATAACTGGCAGCGACTGGCACAGGTAAAGGATCTGACGCCGGGCGAGATGACGGCAGAACCCTACGATGATAACTACCTGGATGATGAAGACGCGGACTGGACTGCGACCGGGCAGGGGCAGAAGTCTGCAGGAGATACCAGTTTTACGCTGGCCTGGAAACCGGGAGAAGAAGGTCAGAAAGGGCTTATAGGCTGGTTTGAAAGCGGGGATGTGCGGGCCTATAAAATCCGTTTCCCGAACGGCACGGTGGATGTGTTCCGTGGCTGGGTCAGCAGTATCGGTAAGGCCGTAACGGCGAAGGAAGTGATCACCCGTACGGTGAAAGTGACCAACGTGGGTAAACCTTCTGTGGCGGAAGAACGCAGCGAAATTACGCCGGTCACTGCGATTAAGGTGACGCCGACATCTGGTACGGTGGCAAAAGGGAAAACAACAACCCTGACGGTTTCTTTTGAGCCGGAAAGTGCAACCGACAAAACGTTCAGAGCGGTTTCCGCCGATCCGTCAACGGGAACCATTGCTGTGAAAGATATGGCGATCACTGTGACGGGGGTTAAGGCTGGAAAAGTGAGTATCCCCGTGATTTCCGGTAATGGTCAGTTTGCCACGGTAGCTGAAGTCACCGTTACTGAAGCGGGCGCTGCAGGGTAAACGGAGGTAATACATGTTTCTGAAAACCGAACAATTTGAATATAACGGTGTGTCCGTCACGCTTTCCGAGCTGTCTGCGCTGCAGCGTATCGAGCATCTTGCCCTGCTGAAACGACGGGCAGAACAGGCTGAAGCCAGCGGTAACCTGCAGGTGAGCGTGGAAGACCTTGTCAGAACCGGCGCGTTTCTGGTGGCGATGTCCCTGTGGCATAACCATCCACAGAAAACGGAGTCACCATCAATGAATGAGGCTGTGATGCAGATCGAACAGGAGGTGCTCACCACCTGGCCTGCTGATGCCATTGCCCGGGCGGAAGACGTGGTGTTGCGTCTGTCCGGGATGAGCGGGGCTGTTCATGTGGATACGGATATCACCGAAGTGGCGAAAAATAACGCGCTTACTGATGATGATTTTTCTGCGGGAAAGTCTTCGACGGCGAGCTGAACTTTGCCCTCAGACTGGCGCGTGAGATGGGGAGACCCGACTGGCGCGCCATGCTTGCCGGGATGACATCCACCGAATATGCCGACTGGCACCGTTTTTACCGCACGCATTATTTTCAGGATACCCAGCTGGATATGCATTTTTCCGGGCTGACGTACGCTGTACTCAGCCTGTTTTTTTGCGATCCGGATATGCATCCCTCTGATTTCAGTCTGCTTGTCCCCCGGCATGAGGAAGAGCAGGTGGAGAGGCCGGATGAGGACAAAATGCTGATGCAGAAAGCGGCAGGACTTGCCGGAGGCGTCCGGTTCGGTGGGGACGGAGGGCGCGATATTTTATCGTCTGCGGATGTGGCGGATGTCATGGTGGATGATGCCGCATTAATGATGGCTTCAGCGGGGATTTCCGGAGGTGTGAGATATGTCCCAGCCGGTTGGTGATCTTGTTATTGACCTTAGTCTGGATGCGGTCCGTTTCGATGAGCAGATGAGCCGGGTAAGGCGTCATTTTTCAGGTCTGGATACCGACGCCAGAAAAACCGCCAGTGCTGTTGAACAGGGCCTGAGCCGCCAGGCGCTGGCTGCACAAAAAGCCGGGATTTCCGTCGGGCAGTATAAAGCGGCCATGCGAACCCTGCCCGCACAGTTTACGGATATCGCCACGCAGCTTGCCGGTGGTCAGAATCCCTGGCTGATCCTGCTGCAACAGGGCGGTCAGGTGAAGGACTCCTTCGGCGGGATGATCCCCATGTTCAGGGGGCTTGCCGGTGCGATCACCCTGCCGATGGTCGGGGTCACCTCGCTGGCGGTGGCGACAGGTGCGCTGGCGTACGCCTGGTACCAGGGGGATTCCACGCTTTCAGCGTTTAATAAAACCCTGGTTCTTTCCGGTAATCAGTCCGGACTGACTGCCGATCGTATGCTGACTCTCTCAAGAGCCGGGCAGGCAGCAGGGCTGACGTTTAACCAGGCGAGAGAGTCACTGGCAGCCCTGGTGAATGCCGGTGTGCGTGGTGGTGAACAGTTTGATGCCATCAACCAGAGTGTCGCGCGTTTTGCGTCTGCATCCGGTGTGGAGGTGGATAAAGTCGCTGAAGCCTTCGGGAAGCTGACCACTGACCCGACGTCGGGACTGATGGCGATGGCGCGCCAGTTCCGTAACGTGACGGCAGAGCAGATTGCGTATGTTGCACAGCTGCAGCGTTCCGGAGACGAGGCCGGGGCATTGCAGGCGGCGAACGATATCGCCACGAAAGGCTTTGATGAGCAGACCCGTCGCCTGAAAGAAAACATGGGAACACTGGAGACCTGGGCGGATAAAACAGGGAAGGCATTCAAATCGATGTGGGATGCCATTCTGGATATCGGTCGTCCGGAATCCTCAGCGGATATGCTCGCCAGTGCGCAGAAGGCATTTGATGAGGCGGATAAAAAATGGCAGTGGTACCAGAGTCGGAGCCAGCGCCGCGGTAAAACCTCCTCTTTCCGGGCCAACCTTCAGGGCGCATGGAATGACCGGGAAAATGCCCGTCTGGGGCTGGCAGCGGCCACGCTGCAGTCGGATATGGAAAAAGCCGGTGAACTGGCCGCCAGGGACCGGGCCGAACGGGACGCATCACAGCTGAAGTATACCGGAGAGGCGCAGAAGGCGTATGAGCGTCTGCTGACGCCGCTGGAGAAATATACCGCCCGTCAGGAAGAACTGAATAAGGCCCTGAAAGACGGGAAAATCCTGCAGGCGGATTACAACACGCTGATGGCGGCGGCGAAAAAGGATTATGAATCGACGCTGAAAAAGCCGAAGTCGTCAGGAGTCAAAGTGTCAGCCGGTGAGCGTCAGGAAGACCAGGCGCATGCTGCCCTGCTGGCGCTTGAAACCGAGCTCCGGACGCTGGAAAAACACAGCGGTGCGAATGGGAAAATCAGCCAGCAGCGTCGCGATTTATGGAAAGCGGAAAATCAGTATGCGGTCCTGAAAGAGGCAGCCACGAAACGGCAGTTATCTGAGCAGGAAAAATCCCTGCTGACCCATGAGAAAGAGACGCTGGAGTACAAACGCCAGCTGGCTGAGCTGGGAGACAAAGTTGAACACCAGAAACGGCTGAATGAGCTGGCACAGCAGGCTGCGCGGTTTGAGCAGCAGCAGGGCGCGAAGCAGGCGGCAATCAGTGCCCAGGCGCGGGGCCTCACCGACCGTCAGGTGCAGCGGGAGTCGGAAGAGCAGCGCCTTCGTGACGTGTACGGTGATAATCCGGATGCGCTGGCGAAGGCCACATCTGCACTGAAGAACACCTGGTCTGCGGAGGAGCAGCTTCGTGGAAGCTGGATGGCCGGTCTGAAGTCCGGCTGGGGCGAGTGGGCAGAAAGTGCGACGGACAGTTTTTCGCAGGTTAAAAGCGTGGCCACGCAGACCTTTGACGGTATTGCACAGAATATGGCAGCGATGCTGACCGGCAGCGAACAGAGCTGGCGTGGTTTCACCCGTTCTGTGCTCTCCATGCTGACAGAGATTTTTCTGAAGCAGGCCATGGTGGGGATTGTCGGGAGTATTGGCAGCGCCATGGGTGGTGCTTTCGGTGGTGGGGCGTCTGCCTCCACGGGGACGGCCATTCAGGCTGCGGCGGCGAACTTCCATTTCGCGACCGGAGGATTTACGGGAACCGGTGGCAAATACGAACCTGCCGGTATTGTCCACCGCGGGGAGTTTGTCTTCACGAAGGAGGCAACCAGCCGGATTGGCGTCGGCAACCTGTATCGTCTGATGCGCGGGTATGCGGAAGGTGGTTATGTGGGCGGTGCCGGAAGTCCGGCGCAGATGCGGCGGGCGGAAGGCATTAGTTTTAATCAGAACAATCACGTGGTGATTCAGAACGACGGCACCAACGGACAGGCGGGGCCGCAGCTGATGAAGGCGGTGTATGACATGGCCCGCAAGGGGGCGCAGGATGAGATTCAGGCGCAGATGCGTGATGGCGGCGTCTTTTCCGGAGGCAGGCGATGAAAACATTTCGCTGGAAAGTGAAGCCGGATATGGAGGTGAACTCGCAGCCATCGG